CTGAAAATCTACGCACCAACTATCGTGCTTGGACATCAACACTTAATGTTGACTTTGATTTAATTATTAAAGAGTCAGAGTTTCCTAAAGAACCTGAGCGTACATATGAAGTCATGGCTGCACATACATATAAAGATACAGTTGATGAGATTGAGAATGCACTTCGTATTCTTAAACTTACAAATGAAGAAGTGGTATCAACATCTACTTACAATTCAATAGCACAGTATCTATAAGTAAGTCGGGCACCCGCCAACAGGGGCGCAGTGCCCTCCCAAACAAAGGAGATAAAGTGATAGACAGCAACGTAATGGATACACTTCGTGAAGAAGTTAAGTCCGAGTTGATTAATCAAGAAGGCAGATATAATCCAAATGACCGTGACGTAAATGTCCGTATCGTAGAGGATATCCGCATAGCAATTGATGAGTTAGCAGATGGAGTTATACCATCAGCCCAACACATAGCAGAGGTAGCCATTGCTACTAATGAGAATGTACAAATCCGTGACTTCATCATGGGTTTACAAGAAGAAAAAGATATCGATTATATAGGTGAATACATATCATTACTTGGTAATGTTATTGTTAAAGAAAAAGCAATACCATTAGCCACAGTATTTTGTGGATACCTATATCAAATTGAAAAAGTAGAACAAGCAAAGACTATGTTGCTTGAAGTACTAACTCTTAATCCAGATTATTCATTAGCAAAACTATTAAGTAGAGTATTTGATGCACAATGGGCACCAGATGAGTTTGCTAAAATGTCTAAACTATTACACAGTAAAGTAGTAAATGGTATCTATGAAATAGATAATGGAGATAGCAATGACAACTAATACAATATACGGAACAGCACGCAAAGCGGCATGGCACAAAGCAGGTGTAGCAGTAGAAGCAACATCAGCCAGCGAGGTAGCCAGTCAAGCAGGACTAGACTGGTCAGTATCATTACATGATATAGAAGCAATGTATCAAATACCAGGTAGCGAAACAGTTAATCGTATACCAGTTACCAATAAGCAAGCAGTTATAAAGACAACACCATTTGGTGAGACATCAGCCATTGGGGTAGTTGGTAATCGCTACAAAGTATTTCAGAATGCAGAAATCTTTGGCGCACTAGATAACTTAATTGACTCTGGTGGTATGAGATATGCAGCAGCAGGTGAGTATGATGGTGGTGGTAAAGTCTGGATGCTAATGGAAACTCCAATGGAGATGACAATAGCAGATGACCCACACGCAGCATTCTTATTAGCCAAGACTAGCCACGATGGTAGTAGTTCAGTAATCATCAAACCAATCATTGAACGATTGTTTTGTATGAATCAAATCAATAAGATATATAAAGGCAAGAATAAATATACTTATCAGTTGAGCCATACAACTAATGCTCAGTTATCTATATCAGAAATTAGTAATATCATTCAACTAAGTTATGATATGGCTAATGATTACACAGCACTAGCAGATTTACTATTAAGTAAAGAGGCTAGCCACGAGCATGCCAAAAATTATTTTAAACGTGTGTTCCCACTGCCTGCAAAGGTAGAAGGAGTTGCTTATAATATGTTATCATTAGGTGAAAAGAAACAATACACACGTGCAACTCAGGCTAGAGAAACAGCATTCAATATCTATGCTGCCTCTCCTACACAAGAGAACATCCGTAACACACAGTTTGGTATGTGGCAAGCAGTTATAGAATGGGCTGACTACAATGCAAAGGGTAAGAACCTAGCACTACGTGCTATGTCAGGCAGTAGTGATAACATCAAGACCAGAGCATTAGAATTGCTAGGTGTCTAATGATTAAAGAATGTAATGTATGTAGAAAAGAAAAAAGAGTAGTGTCAGAATCATTGTTTGCCAATGGACTATATGGATATTGGTGTGATGACTGCGACAAAGCAGAAGGTGCTACTCATCCACAGACATCAATCAAGGTGAGATAATGGGTAAAACTTTTGCTACAGAACTAGCCAGTTCTGATACAGATTTAGAATACCAAATTAAACTACACCTACGACACAACCATTATCCAATGGTTCCAGTATCTATGGTACAACCTTGCATATACGCTATTGAAGCGTGTAATGAAGAGTGTTATAATAGAATGATAGAACTACCAAGTGGAGTTCTCTGGCGTGGCCAGAGTTCAGCGCCTGCCCACGCCATCGTGGAAGGTTACCACTTAGACCCGTGGTTACTACAAGAATAGGAGATAGAAATGACAATGTACTATAGTGAAGTAGATGGAACTGAACCAACAGTATCTATTCAAGTAAAGGATACAAAGTATACCCTTACTCATCAATCTTTGGCTCAGATAATTGAAGACAAAGATGCCCTTAAACTAGAACTGGCACAACTTGAACGCAAGTTTAAGAGTGCTAGGTTTGATGTTCGAGAATTCTTTCAGGCTAGATATGAAGTAGATAGCGATGAAATTGTATGCGAGTTAGGTGATGTCAATAACCTACTCGTAAACATAGGTAGTGAGGAACTAACCAAATCATGGTCAGCAACCATTACTATCACAGCCACAGTTACAGGTATAGAAGCATCCAATAAAGAATTAGTAGAAGACATCATTCAAGATAGCATTGATGTCAACTTTACTGCGGATGGTGACATATGGGTAGACGACATAACAGTAGAGTCGGTACATCCTGAATCCTAGTATGTGATATACTAATCTTGAGCAGCCCTGGTTTCGGCTATCTCCTTTCTCAGGGCTGACTCATAAAAGGAGAACATGGCAAAAGTAGAAATAGATAGAGACAGGTACGGCAGACCACTAATAGTTCCAGTTAAAGGTGGTCAACCAGTTGCCTATACACGAGCAACTACAATTGCTAATTCATTAGACGATGCATCAGCATTAGTAGCATGGAAAATGCGAATGGCTGCAATAGGTTTAACAACTAGACCAGATATATTGCTATCAATTAATGCAGCACAAGAAGATAAGATGGCAGTCAACTCTTTGATTGAAGATGCTATGCAAGTAGCAGGTGCAAACAAAGCAGCAAACATAGGTACAGCAATCCATTCATTTGCAGAACGATTGGATTTAGGACAAGACTTAGGTGTAGTACCAGATGAATGGGCACCAGATATAAAAGCATATGAACATGCAACCAAGATTCTCAGCAACAAGTTCATTGAACAGTTTAGTGTGTTAGATAAATACAAAATTGCTGGCACACCAGACAGAGTTGTTGAGTATAAAGGTGAGTTGTTTATTGCAGATATTAAGACTGGTCGTGTAGACCATCCTAATAACATAGCAATACAGTTGGCTATTTATGCCAACGGCTTGCCGTATGATGCGGCCACGGCAACCCGTGGTACATGGGGAGATGTAAACAAAGATAAAGCAATCATTATACATTTACCTGCAGGAACAGGTACGTGTAAATTAATGTGGGTTAACATTAATGAAGGCTTTAAAGGTTTACAATTCGCTATGAAAGCAAGACAATGGAGAGACCAGAAAGGTTTATCCTATCCGTTCGAACAGGAGAACAATGAGTAGCACAGAAGCACCAATTAGTATCAACCTTAAAACATCAGGTGGTACACAAGTAACTCTGCGTGCAGAAACACCAGAGCAATTTGCAGATATGATTGCAACAGGCATTCATACAATAGTTGATGCGGTAACTGAAGTAGAACTAGCAGTCAAAGGGACAGCAGCCAGTAAGCCTATGTCCGTAGCAGACATTGCCTCTAGTTTTAATTCAAACATCTCATCTACCGAATCAGGTGGAGAAGAAACAGTAGAAGATAAATATGGAAACACTTGGGTATACAACAAACCAGGTGCACCATCATGTGAACGTGGAGTTATGGTTCTAAAGTATGGCAAAGCACAGGCAACTGGCAAACCATACAAAGCATTCTATGACCCAGCAGCAGGACCTCGTTGGACTGGACCAAAAGTTCCAGCAGAACTACGTACTAAGCCTATCTTTGCTTAGTAATCAGTAATATGATGGGGCGCTGGTGTAATGCCACGCCCCATCTATATAAAGGAGGATAGTGAAAACATTAATAAGAAGTGTTAACAACACAAATGTAGGTGGAGAACCGTTACCATCAGTCTTTAAAGTATTTGAAACATCAGGAATTATATTACGTAGGGCTGAGGTAACAGTAATAGCAGGCACCCCAGGTGCAGGTAAATCATCAATAGCATTGGCTATTGCTGCAAAAACTAAACTACCTACACTTTACTTTAGTGCAGATACTAATGCACATACTATGGCTATGAGATTAATTGCAATGACAGGCAACATTAGTCAACAACAAGCAGAACAATTAATCAAAAACAATCCAGCCAAAGCAAAAGAAGTTTTATCTCAAGGCAATCATTTATTCTGGTGCTTTGAATCCAGCCCAACCTTAAAAGATTTAGATGAAGAAGTATCAGCCTTTGAAACTATATGGGGTAAAAGTCCAGTACTAATAGTTGTAGATAACTTAATGGACATAGCAATGGATGGACATGATGAGTTTGGTGGGATGCGTGCAGCCATGAAAGAACTTAAGTATCTAGCCAGAGATACAAACGCAGCACTACTTGTATTACACCATACCAAAGAAGGATATGAAGGTAGTCCATGTCAGCCAAGGTCATCTATTCAAGGATTAGTTAACCAGATACCAGCGATGGTATTAACTATTGGACAAATGAAACAGGCAGATATGACTTACTTGTGTGTAGCCCCAGTTAAGAATCGTTATGGTAGGGCTGACCAAACAGGTAACAATTATGTTAGCCTTGCATTTAATCCTGAGTCTATGTATTTAGATGATGTTGTTATTCGTTATATGCCACAACAACAGGAGTTAGAATGAGTAATCCACGCAAAGCAAAGGGTTCCAGCGCAGAAAGAGATGTAGTTAATTGGCTAAAGAAATGGTTCCCATATGTAGAACGTAGGATTGCAGGTGCACATCTAGACAAAGGAGATATAGCAGGAGTTAATGGAGTAGTAATAGAGGTAAAAAACCACAGAAAACTAGACCTATCAGCATGGGTAAAAGAACTAGAAGTAGAAATTAAAAATGATAAAGCATGGACAGGCGTAGTAATACATAAACGAATAGGAAAGGGAGACGTAGGAGAATGGTACGCAACGATGCCAGCCAAGATATGGATAGAGTTAATCAAGAAAATATTGAAATGAAACAAGAAATTAAAAGTATTATAAATGAATTAGAAGATAAAATTACTACACACAATAGGTTAGCAATAATGTATGAAGGACAAGAAGATGATGTTACAATTGATAGACATTACACTGCTGCCTTTGCATATGAAATGGCTTTACAAATTGTAAGAAAACATACCCATGAAGAAAGGATGTTGAAACTTGTTAAATGAATTAATAATTATGTTAACATTATTTCAGCAAGAATTAATAGGATTGTTGTTATGGATAAGCACAGTATTGCTGCCTACCTAGAACACGTAGGCGCCACCCTGCCAGGTGTAGGGCATGGTTGGCGCAAAATGAAGTGTCCATTTCATGGAGATAAACACGCATCATCAGCAATTAACTACGATGAAAATAGATTTAAATGTTTTGGTTGCGAAGTACAAGGTGATGTTTACGATTTAATAATATACAGACAAGGAGGAAACTATAGTGAGGCTGTCAAATTCGCAGAGAGCATATCTCTACCAAGCGGCGGAGGAATACGGAAAGCATCTACACCTAGCAGAAGAGTATCTTTCAACCCGTCATCTCTCGGTAGAAGAGGGCAAAACTTTTAACTTAGGTTTAGTTAAAGACCCACTACCAGGACATGAGGCTTATAAAAATAGGTTAGCAATCCCATACATCACACCATCAGGTGTGGTTGATATTAGATTTAGAAGTGTAAACAATACAGATGAACCTAAGTATATGGGTATGCCTGGGGCTAAGACTACAATGTTTAATGCACAGGTTGTATTAACAGCAGGTAGTTATATATGTGTAACTGAGGGTGAGTTAGATACTATAGTGTTATCAGTAAAGACAGGACATCCAGCCGTAGGTATACCTGGTGTTAACAACTGGCGACCATACTATACTAAAATACTAGATGACTTTGAAACAGTTATTGTATTAGCAGATGGTGATAATGCAGGACTAGAGTTTGGTAAAAGATTAAGTAGAGAACTACATAATGTTAACCTACTACAAATGCCAGAAGGACACGATGTTAATAGCATCATTATAAAAGAAGGAAAGGATTGGTTAGATGAGCGAATCAGGAAATGCTTGGGACAATGATAAAGACTTTTGGGATTTTGTTGGAGATAATAAAAAACTAGTTGGGATATCAGTATCAGATGGGCAAGGGTTAGATATACTAAATGCGTTAAGAGATATATATATAACTATCGATACAGACCCAGATAGTTCTATGCGTATGCTTACCCTTTTAGGTACAGTTATATACGCCAGTAGTGTAGGAGAAGGTAAGCAATACACAGATGAGATACAAGTACTATCAGCAATGGAAAACTTTGACACCAGTATTAAGGAGATACTAGATGAAGAATCCAAATGATGTTGATGTTATAGTCAATGAACTGCGTAGCATCTTACTTAAAAAACAAGAAGACTATGGTCCTTTAAATATATCCCATGCCCCTGGTGGTGCTATGAATGGACTACGTGTCAGAATGCACGATAAGTTGGCCAGGTTAAATAACCTTACAGATAAGGGCAACACACCTAATTTTGAATCTATAGAAGATACCCTCATAGACCTGGCTAATTATGCTATAATAGGACTATTGGTACAAAGAGGACAATGGGAAGGTTCAGATTAAACAATGAGTGAAGAGTGGGTACAAGAATATGATTTGCTTGTATCCTCCCTTGCCTCCGAATACTCACGTAAATATCCCATGCTTGAGGCTGCGGATATTAGACAGATGTTATGGCTATGGTTTGTTACCCATCCAATTAAATACACAGAGTGGTCCAAGTTACCAGACAAAGATAAAGAAAAACTAATTGCTAAATCATTACGTAATGCAGCATTAAAGTATTGTGAAAAAGAAAAGTCTGCTAAGTCTGGCTATGATATGTCTGACTTATATTACTACGACTCATCAGTTGTTGAAGCATTTTTGCCATCTATCCTGGCGGATAGTTATGAGATACCTACAAAAATTAAAGACCTTAACTTTCAGTTTGGTAAAACAGGTGAAGTAACAGATGGAACTAATTGGCTAGTTCTTAGGTCTGATATAGAAAAAGCATACAACAAGTTAGCAGAGGCAAAACAAAATATTTTAAGGTTAAAGTTTACAACGGATAACAGTGAATGGAATGAGTTAGCCAAAGAATTAAATACATCTGCTGATGGAGCACGTAAACGTGTTGAACGTGCAGTTAATTCGCTAGTTAAAATTTTGGGTGGATGGCGTCCTTACAATGACGTAGATATGATAGCCGCTGAAAATGAGGATGATGATGACCGAACAGAATCCTAAAGATATAAGTAGTTTATTTAAAAAAGATTACAGCAATGCTATGGACCTGCGTGGAAATCCTATAGGAAACATATGTGTATGTGGCTCAGAATTATTTACAGCCATAGTTGGGTTTGATGCAGGGGAAATATCCTTTTACTTTTTAGATGGTGAGTGTGTAGATTGTGGGTCATTAGTTACCCTACCTACCCCAATAGATGACATAGGAATGGATTGTGATTAATGCCTTACTATGATTTTGAATGCAAGACCTGCAAACTAATAGTAGAAAAAACTGAGACTAATCCACCAGATTGTACCTCTTGCGGAAACTTAATGATTCGTATATGGTCCTCCATACCAGTACATTTTAAAGGAACTGGATTTTATTCTACGGGGGAGTGATGAGATTTAGTGATACACCAGCATGTGCTGGAATAGATGTAGAAGTATTCTTTACAGAAGAGAAAGGTAACTTTCATAACCTTGCTCATGTTAAAAGAATGTGCAATACTTGCCCAGTGCGAGTCGAGTGTTTTGATTATGCAATTGAACACCTAGTCCATGGATTATGGGCAGGTACTAGCAAAGAAGAAAGGGATAAGTATAGAAAAAAACATGGAATAGTTGGTAAAACAGTTGTTCCTGATTCTATATTTAGAGATGTAACTTATGAGCAAACTATCTGACTTTGATTTAGATTTATCAGTGGGTCATGACGGAGAAAAATTAGTCCAATCACTTTTAACTGGTGGTAAAACTATTGAAGTCAAGACAGATTTAAAATGGAAAGACACAGGTAACCTATACATAGAAACAGTATGCTGGTCACACAACAAAAGTGAGTGGTACCCATCTGGTTTATCATCAACCAAGGCTGAGTACTGGGCATTTGTTTTAGAAGGTAATATGTTTATGGTATTAACCGACACACTTAAAAGAGCAGTTGCCCTTTGGGGGCACCCTATTACCTGTAATATAGAACCTAACCCCAGCAAAGGTTATTTAATTAAGCCAGAAAGAATCCTCCAAGTGGCACAAGAGTTATCTAAGTAGAGGGGAACTGCTTAGAAAACAAGAAAAGACCCCCTGTTTCTAGTATAACTACTAGTCAGGGGGTTTTTCGTTGCTCTAATAGCCCTTTAAAGGCTAATTAGGGGTACATAATAACTACTTAGTGCGCCCAAATTCTGGAGCAGACTTGTCTAAAGCCTTTAAAATAGGTCCTACTAGGCCAGCAATAAATGCTGCAGACAATACCTTTGGGTCACGTTGACCTGCTGTGTATAGGGCTACTGCTGATGCTGCTGCTGCACGTAGGTAAGACAGTGCAATTTGTTTTGCTTTTTCTTTATCTAACATTGTTCTCCTTAGAGTAACTTAATTAATTCAGCCCAAGTTTTTGGACCAATGATTCCGTTAGAATCAATATTCTTGTGATTATCTTGGAACTTAATCACAGATGCTTTGGTCTTTGGACCATAGATTCCATCGGCTTCTAAAGCAAGGGCTTGTTGAACTATCTTTACACCATTGCTTCTATCTCCAGG